TTATGCCCCTGACCCGGACGTCGAGCGGCAAGTTAGGGGTCATGGCCATGGGCGGCGGTGGGGCTGGCGGAACGCAGATCAATGTCGAGGTGCACATCGATGGCGATGGCAACGCATCATCCTCCGCCGACGCGCCTGGCTACGACCTGTTCGGCAAGGAGCTGGCGGCTTTTGTGGAGCAGAAGTACCAGCAGATGCGCAACAAGGACATGGGCCAGGGCGGCGTTATCAACAAAGCAATCAAGGGGCGCTGATGGCAATCGAACGATTTACATGGGCAACGGAGAAGGGCGCGGAAGGGGAGATTACCCAGCGCGTCCGGACCAAAAAGTTCGGCGATGGCTATGAGCAGTCGGTCGAGGATGGACTGAACAATCAGTCGGAATCCTGGCCGGTGACGTTTACCGGTATGGGTACGCGAATCCTGGAGATCAGGAAGTTCCTCGACAGGCATAAGGGGGCAAAAGGCTTTCTCTGGACGCCGCCCCTCGGCGAGCTTGGCCTCTACAAGTGCAACGGCTACAAGCCAGTGCACCGCGGCGGCCAGGTCTACGCCATCACCGCTACCTTCCAGCAAACCTTTCATCCCTGAGATAACCACCCATGGCACTGATCACGGACATCCAGAAACTGGAGCCCGGCGGCGAGATTCGCCTGTTCGAAATTGACGGTACCGAATACGGCGCCGATTACCTGCGCTTCCACGGTCATGCTATCCCGCACACGCCGGACGAACTATTGGCATACGAGGGATCAGAAGCCGATCTGCCGGCTAAGTCGATTTGGTGGCAGGGTGCCGAGTACGCGGCCTGGCCGGTGCAAATTGAAGGTATCGGTTCCAGCAGCGACGGAACAGCCACTCGCCCGACATTTGCCGCCGGCAACATCAATGGGCGTGTCACAGCGCTGTGCCTGGCGTTCGAGGACCTGCTGAAGTTCAAGCTCACTGTCCGCGAGACGTTGGCGCAGTATCTGGATGCAGCGAACTACCCGGAGGGCAATCCGACTGCAGACTCGACCCAGGAGGCGCTGGAGATCTGGTACATCGACCAGAAGACCAGCGAGGACGGCGAGGCGGTGGTCTGGGAGCTGTCGTCTCCTGGTGAGATCGACAACCATGGACTTCCCGGGCGCCAGATGACGACGTTCTGCCACTGGGCCATGACCAATGGTTACCGAGGGCCGGACTGCGGCTACACCGGCGCGGCCATGTTCGACGACGAAGACAACCCCACGGATGATCCGGCCAAGGATCAGTGCAAGGGCTGCCTGTCGTCCTGCAAGTTGCGATTCGGCGAGAACAACGAACTGTCCTTTGGCGGATTCCCCGCCGTGTCTCTCATTGCCCGGAGCTGACCATGCGCAAGCACATCATTGCGGCCATCCAGGCGCATGCGGCGACGGAGTATCCGCGAGAGTGCTGCGGCCTGCTGTTGGCCGTGGGCCGCGCGCAGAAGTACTTCCCGTGCCGGAACATAGCCAAGGAGCCGAACGAAGAGTTCCGGCTTGACCCCGAGGACTACGCCGCGGCGGAAGACTTGGGCGAGGTGACCGGCATCGTCCACTCGCACCCGGACGCCACCAGCAGGCCCTCACCGCATGACTTGGCCATGTGTGAGGCCACGGCTTTGCCATGGCACATCCTGTCTTGGCCCGAGGGTGACTTGCGCACGATTACGCCGGCGGGTAGCACGCCGCTGCTCAAGCGCCCGTTCGTGCACGGCGCTTGGGACTGTTGGCAGGTTTGCGCCGATTGGTATCAGCGGGAATGGGGGCTGAAGTTTGAAGCCTTCCAGCGCGTCGATGGCTGGTGGGAGAGTGCAGAGAACGTAAGCCTGTACGAGCAGCATTACGAGGCAGCCGGCTTTGTGCGAGTCGACCGGCCACAGCGCGGCGACCTAATCGTCATGCATGTCGGGCGGACTGTTCACCCGAACCACGCTGGGATTTACCTGGGCACAGACCCGGCACTGCCCGATGAAGAGTCGGGTACGTTCGGCATCGGTCCATTCCTACTACACCATCTTTACGGAAGGCCATCTGAGATCATTGTCTTTGGCGGATCTTGGTATGACCGAACCAGCTTGATTCTCCGGCACAAAGACGCCATGAGCCAATTGAAATAATTTTATTTAGCGCCAGAGTCGCTGAATTCTGCAGCCTCTGGATGTTGCAGCATCGTCGCTCAACTATACTGTGCACAGCAAAACTGTTTTCCCCTCGGATGTCCTCAATTTTCGCCAGAAGATGCCGATAGGACTGGTGTGATCACAGAGGCGATTTCCTATGTTCAACGCTAACCTTAAGAAACAGCTTCAATTTCAAAATAATGAGCTGTTGGAGCTGCGCCAGCTGCGCGATGGCCTTAACCGTGAAATGTTAACTTTGAGTATCGACTCAACGTTTAGAATTACGGCATGTAACGACAATTTTGGAAAAGCACTGGGCTATGCTCCGGATAGTCTTTTAGGTCGCGCAATGGCAGAGATTGTGCCGCAGTACGTATCCAAACTAGAGTGCTTTCATAACTTCCGATCCGCGGTTGCCGCAGGCAGATCGATCACCGACGATTATAGGTACCTTCATGCTGATGGCTCATTAGTCTGGATTCATGCACATTGGCAGCCAATCAAAGATGAGAGTGGCCAGTTGAGTCATGTTACTTGCTACGCTACTAACATTACTTCTCGAGTAGAAAAAGCTTCGGAAAATGCGTCATTTATTGAGGCGCTACTACGTTCTACAGCGGTGATCGAGTTCGATCTCTCTGGAAATGTACTGATGGCAAATGATCAGTTTTTACAAGCTATGGGCTACAGCCTAAAACAAGCAAAAGGGAGCCATCACCGAGTTTTCTGTAAACCAGAGCAAGTTTCATCCCAGGAATACAAGGATTTCTGGTCAGCGTTGAATAGAGGTGAGTTTATTGCCGGCCGATTCGAGCGCTTAGACAGCCGCGGCCAAACGGTGTGGCTGGAAGCAACCTACAACCCTGTTTACGACACCGAAGGTAAACTTTGTAAAGTAGTAAAGTTCGCGACTGTGGTGACGGATCAGGTGGCCCGTGAGCAAGAAGTCAGCGGGGCAGCCCAAACAGCGTTTGAGATATCCCAGCAAACTGATATCAGCGCACAGCGAGGAGCTGTTGTCGTAAACGACACTATGCACACAATGCGTAAAATCGCCGCTGACATGCAGGCAGCCTCTGGGGGAGTAGAAGCGCTGGGCAAACAGTCATTGTTGATCAGCTCGATTATTCAGACGATTAGCAGCATCGCTCAGCAAACCAATCTTCTGGCTTTAAACGCTGCGATTGAAGCCGCTCGCGCAGGTGAGCAGGGTCGAGGCTTTGCCGTTGTGGCCGACGAGGTTCGACAATTGGCTGGGCGAACCAGCACGGCGACAGAAGAAATCGCATCGGTAGTTTTACAGAATCAGAAGCTGGTAGATGAGACCGTCACTGAAATGGCGAATAGCAAATCACAAGCTGAACAGGGCCTTGAGCTCGCCACCCAGGCAGGTCAGGTCATTGTCGAAATTCAGGATGGTGCGAAGCGAGTGGTCGACGCGGTGGGCAGGTTTGCGACCCAGGTTGCTTAGCGAACGAGGTGGTCCGGTAAGGCTGCCATTTTGAGGGCTAGGTTCATTCGTTGGAGAGTAACTTTAAATCGGCCCAGAGGCGTAGCTTCTGAGACAACGCACTATTTGTTGGTGAGTTACTGGATCGCCAGTAAGAGACTGGCGGTACTTAAACTAGCGCGTATTGCAGCGCATCAAAATTGATCAAGGCTCGTTTCTGCGGGCCTTTTTATTGCCTGGAGAAAAGCAAATGGCGGCACTTGCCGTTAATTATCAGCCTATGACCACGATCCTGCTCTACGGACAGCTTCGTCAGTTTGGTAAGTCCTTTCGGATGGCCGTAAGGACGCCGGCAGAAGCAGTTAAGGCCCTGTGCGTGCAAATTCCAGGGTTCGAGCGATTCTTGTCCAACGCGAAGTCCCGTGGGATCGAGTTCGCCGTATTTCGCGGCAAGACAAACCTAGCTGAGAAGGAACTTGAGTTCTCGGGGGAGGGTGATATTCGCATTGCCCCGGTGATAACCGGCAGTAAGCGCGGAGGAGCGCTGCAAACCATTGTCGGCGCAGTACTGATCGTTGTCGGGCTGGTCATCACCGGCGGAACCTTTGGCGCGGGGGCACCGTTTGGCTCAGCCTTGATCATGATGGGCGGTTCGATGGTGCTGGGCGGCGTTATCCAAATGCTCAGCCCCCAGGCCGGCGGCCTCAAGACCAGTGCGGCGCCGGAGAATACTCCCGGCTACGCCTTCGGTAGCGCGAAGAACACCACGGCATCCGGCAACCCGGCAGCACTGTGTGCCGGCCGCCGACGCTGGGGCGGCGCGATCATCAGTGCCGAAATCTACGCGGAAGACCAA